GGTCGTCCAAACGCGCAGGCTTTGCCTAGCGTTAGATTCCTAGAACTGGTTTAATGAGACGCATTCGCAATAAGCCATGACTGACGAACCAAAGCTGTCAATTCAGATGGCGCAGAGGATCGAATTGTGGCCATTAGATCGACTTAAGCCTTACGAACGAAATGCAAGGACGCATAGCGCGGAACAGGTTGCGCAGATCGCTGCGTCGATCGTGGAGTTTGGTTTCACCAACCCGATCCTGGTTGATTCAGGCGATGGGATCATTGCTGGTCATGGCCGACTGCAGGCCGCGCGTGAGCTTGGCCTGAGCACCGTGCCGGTGGTGGTGCTGGATCACCTGAGTGATCGGCAACGCCGCGCGTATGTGCTGGCTGACAACCAGTTAGCGCTGAACGCTGGATGGGATCTCGAGTTGCTGCGCACTGAGCTGCAGGATTTGGTGGCGGATGACTTCGATCTGAGCGTGATCGGCTTCAGCGATGAGGAGCTTGAGGATCTGCTGCCTGAGGTGGAGGAGCTGCCGCCTGAGGAGTTGAGCGACGCTGACGCAGTGCCCGAGTTGCCGGCCGATCCTGTCAGCAAACCGGGTGACGTATGGCTGCTGGGAAAGCATCGGGTGATGTGCGGTGACTCGACCGCCATCACTGACGTGGAACGGTTGATGGACGGCAAGAAAGCGCAGCTCATGCACGCCGATCCGCCCTACGGGATGGGCAAGGCATCGGATGGCGTAGCCAATGACAACCTCTACAACGACGACCTCGATAACTTCCAAATGGAATGGTGGGCAACCTTCCGTTCATTCTTGGTCGACAACGCCAGCGCCTACATCTGGGGCAATGCGCCAGAACTATGGCGCCTTTGGTACAAGGCAGGGCTTGGCAGCAGCGAAAAAATGGAGTTGCGAAACCAAATCGTATGGGATAAAAAGGCAATTCCTGGCATGGCTTCGCCTGATTTAACGCAGTATCCGATCGCCAGCGAACATTGCCTGTTCTTTGCGCTTGGTCAGCAGTTTCGCGGAAACGTCAACCAAGACGGTTACCCACAAGAATGGGACTCTGTTCGCCTTTACCTTGCTGATGAAGCATCCGCCGCCAAGATCACGCCGCAAGAAATCAAGGATGTTTGTGGCGTGCAAATGTTCAGCCACTGGTTCACGACTTCGCAGTTCACGCTGATACCTGAGAAGCATTACGCCACTTTGCAGGCAACCTATTCAGGCCGTTTCCTTCGACCTTGGCGCCAGCTCAAGGCAGCGTGGGACAAGGTGAAAAGCATCCCAACGCAAAAGATCCAAGAAGCCCGCAGCTACTTCGACAACGCGCACGACGTGATGCGCGACGTGTGGGAGTTCGGGCGGGTGACAGGCGAGGAGCGACACGGCCACGCGACACCCAAGCCGGTGGCGATGATGGAGCGCGTGATGAAGTCGAGCCTGCCAAGCGGTGGCCTGTGCGTCGAGCCGTTTGGTGGCAGCGGCAGCACGCTGATCGGGGCTGAAGCTGCTGGCCGTGTCTGCTACGCGATGGAGCTGAACCCGGTCTATGTGGACGTCATTGTGAAGCGGTGGCAGGCGTTCACGGGCAAGCGCGCCACGCTTGAGGCGACAGGTGAGATGTTTCCTGAGGATGCCGCATGAACCTGAAGGAGTATGCGGAGAGCCGGGGCAAGAGCTATCAGACGCTGGCGCGCTGGGCACAGGCCGGGAGGCTGACGCAGATCAAGCGTGATGGGAAGGCGTATGTGATCCCGGATCCGCAGGCATTGGATCGAGAGATTGCATCGGTAAAGGCACCTGACCGTGGTGGTGCATCACCTGGTACGCAGGTGGATGAGAGTCTCCGGAGGCAGCAGGCGGATGAGCGTGCGGTGCCGAGCTTCGCTAGGAGCCGTGCGATCCGCGAAGCGTTTGCGGCAAAGCTGAGCGAGCTGGAGTTTAAGCAGCGCAGCGGAAGGCTGGTCGACAAGGCGGAGCTGAAGATGCGGCTGGCGAAGGTGCATATGGGCGTGCGTGATGCGCTGCGCACGATCCCGGATCGCGTGGCGCCGATCTTGGCCGCTGAGACTGATCAAGCTGCGATCCATGCTTTGCTGCTGAAGGAAATCGGTCAGGCGCTGGAGGGGCTAAGTGGCAGCACCGATTGACGATCTGATTCATGGCTGCCTCGAGGCATTGCGGTTCGAGCCTGAGCTGACGGTGAGCCAGTGGGCGGATGCGCATCGGATGCTGAGCGGCAAGGCATCAGCGGAGCCTGGACCGTGGCGAACTGACAGGACGCCTTACCTGAAGGAGATCATGGATGAACTGAGCACCACCAGCGCAGTGCAGCGCGTGGTGCTCATGGCTGGCGCACAGCTAGGCAAGACGGAAGCGGGCAGCAACTGGCTCGGCTATGTGATCGCGCACGCCGGTGGACCGATGCTGATGGTGCAGCCGACTGTCGACATGGCGAAGCGCTTGAGCAAGCAGCGCTTGGAGAGCTTGATCAGCGAAACGCCGTGCCTGTCAGAGAAGATCGCACCGGCCAGGAGTCGGGACTCGGGCAACACGATGTTCGCCAAGGAGTGGGCGGGCGGGATGATGATTTTGACGGGCGCCAATAGCGCGACCGGATTGCGGTCTGCGCCTTGTCGTCACATCTTCCTTGACGAGGTGGATGCGTTCCCTACTGATGTGGACGGCGAGGGCGATCCTGTGACGCTGGCCGAGAGGCGTAGTACGACATTCAGCCGGCGCAAGATCTTCATGACCAGCACGCCGACGGTGAAGGAGTTTAGCCGGATCGAATCGGAGTTTCTGCTGAGTGATCAGCGGCGGTACTTCTGCCCATGCCCGAGTTGTGGGGCGATGCAGTGGTTGAAATGGCCGCAGTTGAAATGGGATGACAACGAACCGAGCACGGTGCTGTATGAGTGCGAGCACTGCAAGGATCGTTTTAATGAGTCTCATAAGACTCAAATGTTGACGGCTGGGCGATGGATGTCTACTGCGCCAGGCGACGGCAAAACCGCCGGCTTCCATCTGTCGTCGCTCTATAGCCCATTGGGATGGAAAAGCTGGGAGGAGATCGTCGAGGACTTTCTGCGCAGCAAGGGTGACGCGCCGCGGCTGAAGACCTGGGTCAACACCGTGCTTGGTGAGACATGGGAGGAGGACTATGCAAGCAAGGTGAGCGCCGATGGATTGATGGGGCGATGCGAGCACTACGAGGCTGGCATTATCCCCGAGGGTGGTTTGGCTCTGACGGTTGGCGTCGACGTACAAGACAACCGCCTCGCGATCAGTGTCTGGGCGTGGGGGCGTGAGGAGGAGGGATGGCTGATTGACCATCAGGAGATCTACGGCGATCCGAGTCGCGCTGAGCTGTGGAAGCAGCTCGATGAGCTGGCGCTGAAGGAATGGGAGCACAGCAGCGGGGGCAAGCTGCGGCCTGATGTGGTGGCAGTCGATAGCGGCGGCCATTTCTCGGCGGAGGTGTATCAGTACGCGCGCGAGCGTGGGCGGCAGGGTGTGATTGCCATCAAGGGCGCCAGCCAGCGGGCAAAGCCACCGATCAGCAAGCCGAGCAAGGTGGACGTGAACTACAAGGGCAAGACGCTGAAGCGTGGGGCATTGTTGTATTCGGTCGGTACCGACACGATCAAGACCACGCTGTTCGGTCGTCTGAAGCACAACGAAGTTGGAGCTGGCTACCTGCACTTCCACATGCAGGCCACCTCCGAGTATTTCGAGCAGCTGACTGCTGAAAAGCAGGTGCTGCGCTACAACCGTTCAGGCTTCCCGACGCGCGAGTGGGTGAAGAAGGCAAGCGCACGAAACGAGGCGCTCGATACGTTGGTCTATTCGTATGCAGGATTGAACCTGATGTATCAGCGCTACGACAGAAGAACCATTTGGGATCAGCTTGAAAAACGACTAGAACTGGCGCGCCACCCGGAGCTAAGATCGAGGAAGCAGCCTGCGCCTGCGGCTGGTCCCGGATTCGTGAGCAACTGGTAGGCCGTGAACATCCCGAGCGAGATCAGAGCAGGCGACACGATCCAGTGGCGGGACGTTGAGGGCGTGGACAACCTTGGCAACACTGTGAGCAGTGCTGCCTATACGTTGACCTACTACCTGCGGTTCAACGCCGCTAGCGAAGGCGCGACGGTGGTCGGCACTGCGTATGGCACCGGCTGGGAGTTCAGCATCGCCGCGGCCACCAGCGCTGGGTTCGATGCTGGCACTTGGTACTGGCAGGCGGTTGCGACCAAGACTGGCAGCACGATCACACTGGGCAGTGGCCAGCTCACGGTGCTGGCAGCACTGAGCTACTCGGGCACACCGGCAGCGCTGGATGGACGGTCGCAGGCGCAGAAGGATCTCGACGCGGTGCAGGCAGCGATACGCGCGATCGTCTCCGGCGGGGTGGTCAAGGAATACACGATCGGGAATCGGAGCCTGAAGAAGTACGACATGAAGGACTTGTTGGAATTAGAGAGCAAACTGAAGGCTGAGGTGAAGCGCGAGCAGATGGCGGACTTGATCGCCAACGGCCTGGGCAACCCCCACAATCTGTTCGTGAGGTTCTGAGATGGGACTGAGGACTCGACTGTTTAAGGCGATGGGGTTCGAGCCGGTACGGCCGCGGCAGCGTGCGTATCAGGGCGCGCGCGTTAGCCGGTTGACGGCTGACTGGGTGACCAGTGGCACCAGCGCCGATAGCGAGATCAAGTCGAGCTTTAAGAGTTTGCGCAACCGTGCGCGGCAGTTGTGCCGCGATAACGACTATGCGCGGCAGGCGGTCCGATCAATCCAGAACAACGTGATCGGGCATGGTATCCGCCATCAGGGGCAGGTGCGGATGCAGCGCGGCGGGCGACTGGATGAGACGGTGAACGGCCGCATCCATGAGGAATGGGAGCGGTGGATGCATAAGAGTCGCTGTGATGTGAGCGGCCTGCTCGGCTTCCACGATATGGAGCGCCTGCTGGTGCGCAGCTTGGCGGAATCGGGCGAGGTGTTCATCCGCATGATTAAGCGGCCATTCGGCGATAGCCGGGTGCCGTTCGCGCTGCAGGTGCTCGAGGCGGATTACCTGATTGATGACGACGTGCCGCAGGCCAAGGATGGCAACACGGTGCGGATGGGCATCGAGGTGGATCAGTACCTGCGGCCGCAGGCGTATCACTTCTATGCCAACCATCCTGGCGATACCTATGCGGGCAATGCGCGCACGAATGGCCGCCGGATCCGGGTGCCTGCTGATGAGGTGATCCATCTGTTCATCCCGGAGCGGCCTGGCCAGACCAGGGGCGTGACATGGTTCGCCTCGGCGCTGATGCGGCTGCACATGCTGCAGGGTTATGAGGAGGCGGAGGTGGTCCGCGCACGGGCGAGCAGCGCACTGATGGGATTCATCAGCAGTCCCGAGGGCGAGCTGGTGGGCGATGAGGTTTATGAAGGGGAGCGCGTTAGTGAGTTTCAGCCGGGCGTCTTCAAGTATCTGCAGCCCGGCGAGAGCGTGACGGTGCCGGACCTGAACGCTCCTGATGGGCAGCTTGAGCCGTTCACGCGCTCGATGCTGCGTGCGGTGGCTGCTGGTGTCGGCGTTTCGTTTGAGAGCATCAGCAAGAACTTCTCAGAGAGCAACTACAGCAGTAGCCGGCTGAGCCTGCTGGATGAGCGCGATACGTTCCGCGTGCTGCAGCGCTACATGATCGAGAACTTCCATCAGCCGGTGTTCGAGGCTTGGCTTGAGATGGCCGTGCTGAGTGGTGCGCTGAGCCTCCCTGGATACGAGAGCAACCCTGATCGATATCGTGCTAGCCGCTGGGTGCCCCGGAGCTGGGACTGGGTGGATCCGCAGAAGGAGGTGGATGCTTACAAGACGGCGGTGCGGTGTGGCTTTAAGACACTCGGCCAAGTGATTGCTGAGCAGGGCGGTGATCTTGAGGATGTGCTGGTGGCGCGTCAGGCGGAGCTGGCAATGCTCGATGAGCTGGACATTGTGACTGACACCGACCCGAGCGAGGTGACCGAGGGTGGTGCGGTGCAGGCTGCTATGCCGATGGGTGCGACGCCAGCGTTTGAGGACACCGAGGCACCAGTTGAGGAGGAGGAATATGAGGAGCTGTCTGTGCTCGAGGATCCGACCGAGGCGCCTGAGGATTGATGGCAACGATCGAGGGACAGGAGATCGACCTGATGCCCACGGAAGGCATGAAGGAGGAGGCGCAGCGCTACCGGGACTGGAAGGCTGAGGGGCGCGATGGCGGCACTGAGGTGGCGGCCGCGCGAGCTGGGCAGATCCTCGGCGGTGATGAGTTGAGCGCCGACACGGTGATCACGATGGCGGCATGGTTCGCCCGGCATGAGGTGGATAAGCAGGGCGAAGGATTCAGCCCTGGCGAGGATGGCTATCCATCGCCTGGACGTGTGGCATGGGCGGCATGGGGCGGAGATGCTGGCCAGGAATGGGCTACATCCAAGGCCGATAGAATCAAGGCATTACAAGAAAGAAGCGCCGTGGACTTAGAGCGCCCCTATCCGAATGAACATGCTGCTCGGCTGACCGATCCCGAGCAATATGATTCGTTACGTCGAGAGAACGATGCGGGCGGCTCAGGCATTGACTTCATCTACGGGATCAAGGAAGGAACGTCTGAGATTCAGGCGATCCGGTTCCGTAGCTCGCAATTCACGCCCGCTGAGGCGCGTGAATGGCTGGCCGAGCATGACTTCGATCCGATCGAGTTTGAGGAAGCCACCGGCGATGGTGAAGTCGATCGTGCTGCAGCGGGCGAATTGAGTGAGGGCGACTTCGTGCAATGGGATTCGAGCGGCGGCACTGCCCGCGGCCGGATCGAGCATGTGATGCGTGAAGGCACGCTGGGCGTACCCGACACCGAGTTCAGCATTGAGGCCAGCGCCGAGGATCCTGCTGCTCTGATCCGCATCTACCGCGAAGGCGATGAAGGCTGGGAGGCGACCGAGACACTGGTCGGCCATAAGTTCTCGACGCTCACCAAGATCGCGGCACTGCGCAGCCTGACCGGCAAGTATCAGCGTGCTGAGCTGACCAGCTTCGATGAGGTGGAGGATCGGACCTACGAGTTCCCCTTCAGCTCCGAGTATCCGGTCGCTCGATACTTCGGCAATGAGATCCTGAGCCATGAAGGCAAGGCTGCTGATCTGAGCCGCTTGAACGATGGTGCGCCGCTGCTGTTCAACCACAACCCTGACAAAGTGATCGGTGTGGTTGAGCGGGCATACATCGACGGGTCAAAGCGTCGTGGCTATGCCCGTGTGCGGTTTAGCCGCAACCCATTCGCTCAGGAGATCTTGAGCGATGTGAAGGATGGCGTTCTTCGGAATGTCTCCTTCGGCTACTCCATCGACAAAATGGAGGAGCGTGGCAGTGGCGATTATGTCGCTACTGCTTGGTCTCCTTACGAGATCAGCGTTGTCTCGGTGCCGGCTGACCCCGGTGTCGGGATTGGCCGATCGCTTGAGGATGACACTGCTGCTTCGGCAGCACCAACACCCGATCCCATTCCTTCAATGGAAAACACCACCCCCGATCTGGCCGTGGTGCGTGCTGAAGCCGCCGAGGCTGAGCGCGCCCGCATCTCAGATATCACCTCCCTGTGCTCTAAGCACGGCATGGAGGATCTTGGCCGGCAAATGGTCGAGTCTGGTCGTTCAATCGATGAGGCTCGTGCTGCTGTCCTCGACAAGCTCAACATTCCCCAGGAGACCGTGACCATGCAGGCCGCCGACATTGGCCTCAGCGAGAAGGAGAGCCGCAGCTTCTCCTTCCTGCGTGCCATCAACTATCTGTCCAACCCGACCGACCGTGCTGCCCGCGAGGCCGCTGCGTTCGAGATCGAGGCTTCCGAAGCTGCTGCTGCCAAGCTCGGCCGTCAGTCCCGTGGCATCACCATCCCCCAGGATGTGCTGCGTCGTGACCTGAACGTCGGCACCGCTTCCGCCGGCGGCAACCTGGTTGCTACCGATCTGGACGCCGGTTCGTTCATCGACCTGCTCCGTAACGCTTCCGCCCTGGATCAAGCTGGCGCCACCGTGCTGACCGGCCTGACCGGCAACGTGGCTATCCCCCGCCAGTCCGGCGCTGCTACCGCTTACTGGGTGGCTGAGTCCGGCTCCCCCACCGAGTCCCAGCAGACCGTCGACCAGGTGAGTCTGGTACCCCGCACCGTGGCGGCCTACACAGACTTCAGCAGGCGCCTGATGATCCAGTCCTCCATCGACGTGGAGAACATGGTGCGCAGCGATTTGGCCAGCGTGATCGCTCTGAAGATCGACGCCGCCGGCCTGTATGGCACCGGCTCCAACAGCGAGCCTCTGGGTCTGAAGAACACCACCGGCATTGGCACCGAGGACTTCGCCGCTGATGCTCCTACCTTCACCGAAGTGGTGAACCTCGAGAGCGACGTGGCTACCGCCAATGCTCTGCTGGGTACCCCTGTGTACCTGATGAACGCCACCATGCGTGGCTACCTCAAGACCACGAAGAAGGACGCCGGCTCTGGCATCTTCATCATGGAGAACGGTGAGGTGAACGGCTACCGCGGTGTGCTGTCCAACCAAGTTGCTGCTGGCGATCTGTGGTTCGGCAACTTCGCCGACCTGATCATCGGCTACTTCTCTGGCCTCGACCTGATGGTGGACCCCTACACCCACAGCACCAGCGGCACCGTCCGCGTTGTGGCGATGCAGGACTGCGATATCGCAATCCGCCATCCTGAGTCCTTCAGCCGCGGCAACAACACCCTCTGATCATGTTGATCAAGGTCCTACGGCAAACGATGCTGGCAGGCCAGGTGATCCGTCTCGGGGAAGTCCATGAGGCTTCCCCCTCGGACGCCAAGCTCCTGATCGGTATTGGTAAAGCTGTTGCGGTCGCCGACAAGGTGGCCGACTTGGTTGAGGAAATTGCTCAGCCAGCACCTAAACCATCTACCCCTCGACGGAGGGCTAAATCATGACCATCCACAACCTTGGCTCGAAGACCACGGTCCTGGGTCTGCTGCGCAACGACGTTGTGACCGCTACCACGACCGGCTCTGCCATCGATCTGCAGGGCTACGAAGGCGACATGGCTGTCCTCCTGGACGCCGAAGCTGGCAGCGCTGGCGTGACCTACGCCGTGAAGCTGACCGAATCCGACACCTCCGGCGGTTCCTACACCGACGTGAGCGGCGGCGCCTTCACCACCACCTCCGCCAACACTGCTTCGCTGCAGAAGATCTTCGTCAACGTCACCTCGCTGAAGCGCTACGTCAAGGTCTCTGTGACCGTGGCTGGTGGCACCGGCGCTGGTGCTGTTGCGGTGATCGGTCTTGCTTCCGCGAAGTACAGCTGACCATGGCGCTGACGGAGGATCTGGATATCTTTTTGGCGGATTTTGGCGTTAGCTGTACGGCTGGCGCCACTACCGCCAACGGGATCTTGGATATGCCCAGCCAGGTGATCAGCGATGGGATGGTGCTCACCACCGATTACACGCTGACCGCCAGAACCTCCGCATTTGGCAGTCTCATCCGCGGCGACTCGATCACTGTGGATGGGACTGCTTACACCGTCCGCGAGACGATGTTGATTGACGACGGCAAGTTCGTTCAGCTCGGGATTCAGAAGACATGAGCGGTCCCTTCAAAGTCAATACACGGAGCCAGTGGGCAGCGCAGAATCCTGTGCTGATGGCAGGGGAACCTGGCCTTGAAAGTCAGACCGGCAACCTGAAGATCGGTGACGGCAGGACAGCGTGGAATACGCTGCCGTATTTCAGCAGTCCAGCGAACTGGGCATCGTTCTGGGATACAACGTCGCAGACGGCTACGGCTAATACGCCAACGTCGATCCTGCTGCGAAAGAACGACCTAGACAACCGTGGCATCAAAGTGATCTCGGATAGCCGGATCACGGTTGACCATCCCGGGATCTACAGCTTCACGTTCTCGATTCAGTTCAGCAATTCCGACGCGCAGATTCACGACATCAACGTGTGGCTCCGCAAGAACGACAGCGGCGCTAGCGGTGATGTGGCCGACAGCGATAGTAAGTTCAGCATCATCTCCAGCCATGGCGGCGTTGAGGGCAACGTGATCGGAACGGTGAACTTCATCCTCAAACTGGCAGCGGCGGACTACATCGAGTTGATCTGGGCGACTAGCAACGCTGCTGCATACATCCACGCCGAGGCCGCGGCGACCAGTCCGTTCGCGCATCCGGGGATTCCGGGCATCATTTGCACAGTGGTGCAGGTGGCATCGGCATGACAACGAAGCGCGAGTCGATCCTGGCTGGTATCCGCACGGCGCTCACGAACACCACTGGTGTGAGCACCAGGATCTATCGCAGCCGAGTGGAACCGCTGGCTAGGGGCGAGCTGCCGGCCATCGTGGTCGAGCCGATCAACGATGTGTGCGTGCAGTTGACCAGCACACCGACGCTGGACTGGACGCTCACCGTGCGCATTGCCGTGATCGTGCGTGGCAACATCCCTGATCAGGTGGCTGATCCGATCGTGGAGAGTTTGCACGCAAAAGTGATGGCAGATCTGACGGTCGGAGGCCATGCCTACGACGTGCAACCGACTGGAGTTAGCTTTGATATGCAGGAGGCAGACCAGCCATCTGGTGTGATCTCCTGCGACTACGTGGTGAAGTATCGGACTCGAGTCGCTAATTTGGCGCAGAGTCCGTAGTAGCTACGATGATGGACGAATACAAAGGCCAGGGCGGCAGCTATCTGGTCGACAAGAAAACCGGCAAGCGAAAGCTCGTCGAGCGGACCCAGCCGGCTCCCCACCCCCAACCCGAGGTAGCCACCAATGGCCTCAGTTCTGACACGCCGGCGTCTGATCCTGGCGAAGATTGAAACCACCTACGCCACTGACTCCAGCCCGACCGGCTCGAGCAATGCCATCTTGGTGCGCAACCTCGAGATCCAGCCGCTGGTCGCTGAGACCGTGAACCGCGACCTGGTGCGCCCTTACATGGGACAAGCCGATCAACTGCTGGCTCAGACCAGGGTTGAGGTGAGCTTCGAGGTGGAGCTGGCTGGCTCTGGCACCGCTGGCACCGCTCCGGCCTATGGTCCGGTGCTGCGTAGCTGCGGCCTGTCTGAGACGCTGGTGACCAGCACCAGTGCCACCTACGCGCCCGAGAGTAGCGGCTTCGAGAGCTGCACCATCCACTATCACGAGGATGGCATCCGCCACAAGCTGACCGGCTGCCGCGGAAGTTTTGAGATTTCCGGGGAGGTTGGCCAAGTGCCCGTGATCAGCTTCACCATGACGGGCATCTACAACGCCCCGACCGATGAGACGCTGCCCACCCCGACCTACGCCAACCAAGCCACCCCGCTGATTTTCAAACAGGGCAACACCACCAACTTCAGCGCCTTCTCCTACAGCGGCTGCCTGCAGAGCTACAACTTCAGCATGGCCAACGACGTGATCTATCGCGAGCTGGTCGGCTGTGCGAAGGAGATCATGATCACCAACCGGGCGCCCAGCGGCACCATCGTGATCGAAGCTCCGACCATCACGGCCAAGGACTTCTTCACGATCGCCACCGGCAGCAGCACTGGCAGCATCACCTTCCAGCACGGCACGACCGGCGGCAACATCGCCACGGTGACCACTGCTCAGTCCGACCTGGGCAACCTGACCTATTCGGATCAGGATGGCGTGCAGATGCTGAATATGCCGTTTATTGCGGTTCCGACCAGTTCGGGCAATGATGAGTTCAGTCTCGCCTTCACCTGACCTTGGCATTTGTTCTTAAGCAGTCGGACACCTATTCGTGGCCGATCGCATTTGATATCCCCGTTGATGGTGGCCGTATGCAACGGCAGACCTTCGACGGGGAGTTTCGTCGGTTGAGTCAATCCCGCATCACGGAGATCGGCGCCCAGATCAAGACCGAAGAGATCACCGACGCTGATCTCGCAGCCGAGGTACTGGTCGGCTGGTCTGGTGTGACCGATGGCGATGGAAAGGATGTGCCCTTCAGCCAGAAGGCGCTGGAGCAGTTGCTCGATGTGCCGATGCTTGCGAGCGCCATCACGGTGGCCTATTTCGAGAGCCTGCAGGGAGCTAAGCGAAAAAACTGATTGAGGCCGCTGAGCATTGGGCAGGCGGTGGCGTTGTGGACGAAACCGCCGACGATGCCGCGGCCTTCGGCTTCGAGCTGCCGGATCTACCACCGCCACCGGATGAAGACTTCGGGATCCTGCCGGAGAACTGGCCAGTGGTTGAGATGTTCTTGCGAGTTCAGACGCAGTGGCGCACCACGATGAGTGGCGTGATCGGATTGGACTATGCAGCGGTGCGTTGGCTGTTTAAGCTGTACGACGTAGAGGAACCGCGTGCGCTGCTGGAGGATCTTCAGGTGATGGAGGCCGCAGCGATGACGGTGATCAATAAGCAGGGGGCATAGCCATGGCGATGAACATGGAGGCCATGCTGAAGATCACCGCCAACGTGGCAGGTGAGAACAATATCCGGCGCCTTGGCAACTCGATGCAAGGTCTCGAGGGGCGCATCAAGAACGCCAGCATGGCGACCAACCTGCTCTATACCGGCCTCAAGAGTCTGGCCGCTGTGGCAGTTACGGGTGGTGTGGTTGCGATGGCGAAGTCCGCGATCGACTTGGCCGACAACATGCGCGACCTGTCGCAGCGCACTGGCGTCGGCATCGAGACGCTGGGGCAGTTCAAGGTGGCAGCGGAGTTGTCTGGCACCAGCCTCGAGGGTGTGGCGAAGGGACTGACATTCCTGAACAAGAACATGGTGGCTGCGGCCACTGGCGCAGAGGGTGCCGCTGCTGCGTTTAAGACCGTTGGCGTTGCCACCACCGAGGCCGATGGTACGTTGCGTAGCGCCGACAAGGTGTTCCTCGATGTAGCTGATCGCTTTGCTCAGTTGCGTGATGGACCGGAGAAGGCAGCACTGGCGATCAAGATCTTCGGCAAAGCTGGCGCCGAACTGATCCCAATCCTGAACCTTGGCAGCAAGGAGATCCAGCGCTTCGGCCTTGGCATCGGTCCCGATTTTGCCGACAAGGCTGATGCGTTCAATGATCAGCTCGGGATCATGAAGGCACAGATCACTGTGCTCACCGTGCAGATCGGTTCGGCGCTGCTGCCGGTGATGAGTGGGTTGGTGAGTGTGGTCACGCAGGCAATCACCTTCGTCGGCAATCTTGCAGGCGAGTTTTATAAAGCGATCGGCGGCGCAGCAGGACTCCAACAGGTGGCTGCTGGATTGATCAAGACGATGGTGGTGCTCGGCGGTGTGACTGCTGGCGTCTTTATCGCAACCAACATCACAACCTTCGCGACTGCGCTGCGAGGTGTGCTCGGCGTAATGCGCGGCATGTTGGTGCTTGAGCGGGCAATGCTTGCGGTGCAAACGGCACGCGCCGCGGTGCTTAGCTTGATCGCTGGCCTGCAGACTCCTGGACCTGCACAGGCAAAGGCCGTCGGCTTGGTCACTGGTGGCGCTGTTGGTGTGGGATTAGCTGTTGGCCTCAGCAAGCTGATCGATGATCTGATGAAGAAGATCGGCACCGGCATCTCGGGGGCGCTCACGATGCCCAACATTCCGACACCCCCACCCGGCACAACGCCAGATCTGAGCGGCTTGCGCACAGGCGCTGGCGCGAAGCCGAAGAAAGCAGAGGAGATGAGCCAGAAGCTGTATCAGCTTGAGCTAGACCTGCTTGAGGCGCAGCGGAAGGAGAACGAAACGCAGGTCGCTTCGATTAAGTACGAGATTGCTCAACAGAAGTTTGCGGAGAGCAAGCTGAAAAACCGCAATGATCTGCTCGAGCTAGCCAAGGCCGAGCGGCAATACATGGAGGACATTGCCGACATAGCGACGAAGACGGGCGCCGCTGTTGCGCAGGACTTTATCAAGCGCAACCAACTGCAGGAGGATTACAAGCGCACCGTGGAGGAGCTGCAGATCAAAGCTGGCCTAATCACCGGCGACAAGCTTAAGCAGGTCGAGATCGATCGCGAATTGCAAACGATCCTCGAGCGCCTGCCTGGTCTGACTCAGGCGCAGATCGACAAGCTGAAGGAGTTGGTGGCTGCCAGTAAGCAGGTGAAGGATGGCTTCGGAGATACCTTCGGCGAAAGTCTTAGGCAGTATTACGACAGCCTCAAGAACTTCGGCGGACAGGTCGCCGATTCAGTCAAGGGCGCCTTCCAAGGCTTGGAGGATCAACTGACCAGCTTCGTCACCACTGGCAAGGCGAACTTTACCGATCTGGCCAACAGCATCATCGCTGACATTGCTCGCATTGCGATCCGGCAGGCCATCATCAGGCCGTTGGTGGGTGGCATCTTCGATATCTTCAATATCAAGCCGAGCGCCATGGGCAACGTCTTCGCTCAGAACGGCATCCAGAAGTTCGCCCGTGGCGGCATCGTCGACAAGCCGACGATGTTCCCCTTCGCCAACGGCATCGGCCTGATGGGCGAGGCCGGACCTGAGGCGATCATGCCGCTGCGCCGCGGCCGTGATGGCCGCCTCGGCGTGCAGGCCGCTAATGGCGGTGGCGCGGTAAGCGTGGTGGTGAATGTTGACGCCAGCGGCACCAGCGTTCAAGGTGATAACGCCAAGGGTGCCGAGTTCGGCCGGGCAATTAGCGAAGCCGTCAAGAATGAGATCGTGATCCAGAAGCGCCCAGGAGGCTTGCTCAACTAATGGCCACCTTCACCTACACGCCCAGCTTCGAGGCCACTGAGATCAGCAAGCCGCGGGTGGTCACCTTCGAGGCAGGTGATGGCTACCAGCATCGCGTCGGCTTCGGCCTGCACCGCAATGGCAAGGAGTGGCAGCTTAATTTTCTGAACCGCACCGACACCGAGCGCGACAACATCACGGCCTTCTTAGATGCCCGAGCTGGCGTCGAGAGCTTTGACTGGACACCGCCCCGCGGCAGTGCGGGCAAATACATCTGCAGGGAGTGGCAGACCACGCTGCGCTCCTGCAACTTCAATAACATCACCGCCACCTTTATCGAGGTATTCGAGCCGTAGCCATGGCGATACCCGTCTCAGAGCTACAGAAGATCGCGCCGAGCAGCATCATCGAGCTATTCGAGCTGCAGCTTTTCACTGCTCTGCATGGCAGCAACACGATCTACCGCTTCCACGCTGGCAGCAACATGAACGCCAACGGTGAGCTGGTCTGGAATAGCAACAGCTATCAGCGGTTCCCGGTCGAGGCCGAGGGATTTGAGTACACAGGCACCGGCAGCCTGCCGCGGCCGAAGATCAAGGTGAGCAACATTCTCGGCAGCATTACGACGATTCTCGCGACAGTCAATGCGACCACTGCCGGCAACGATCTGACAGGGGCAACGCTGACCAGGATCCGCACGATGGCGCGCTACATCGATGGCGCTAACTTCACCGGCGGCACTAACCCCTACGGCACGCCGGACCCGACCGCCGAGTTCCCGCGGGAGGTCTACAAGATCGCGCGCAAGTCATCCGAGAGCCGGCAGGTGGTGGAGTTCGAGCTGGCCGCGGCGTTCGACTTGGTTGGTGTGCGGGCGCCGAAGCGGCAGTGCATCGCCAATATTTGCCAATGGGTCTACCGCTCGACCGAGTGCGGCTACACCGGCAGCAACTACTGGGATGCGAATGACAACGTGGTCGGCACACTAGCCGCTGATGTATGCGGCAAGCGCCTCAGCAGTTGTAAGTTGCGCTTCGGAGCGACCTCTGAACTGCCCTATGGCAGCTTCCCTGGCATTGGCGCCTACACCGTATGAGCTGGAAAGATGAAGCCGCGCTTCATGCGGCCGAGGAAGATCCGCGTGAGGCTTGCGGCTTGGTGGTGGTCATCAAAGGCCGTCGCCGCTATTGGCCTTGCTGCAATCTGGATCAAGATGGCACACAGTTCGTCCTCTCTCCTGAAGACTATGCGGCTGCTGAGGAGGCAGGGGAAGTCGTAGCTGTCTTTCATAGCCATCCAGTGACGCCGCCGGAACCGAGCCAAGCTGATCTGATCAGCATCGAGGCGACTGGCCTGCCTTGGTTCATCTACAACCCCAAGACCGAAGCCTGGTCTGAAACGCATCCCACTGGCTACAAGGCACCGCTCATCGGCCGGAGCTGGGTGTGGGATGTAAGTGACTGCTGGACGCTCGTGCGTGACTGGTATGGCGAGCACGGCATCGATCTGCCGGATTGGGATCGACCGGCCACCCATGCGGATTTTGAGTCGCAACCGCTATTCGATGGCTTCTGGAAGGATGCTGGCTTCTATCAACTGCCGGAGGAGGAGCCGCTGCAGTTTGGCGATGGCCTGCTGATGAACATCGAAGGCAGTGGCCTCAACCACTGCGGTGTGTATATCGGTGATCAGTTGGTGCTGCACCATCTCCGTGGCCGCCTCTCGAGTCGTGATCTGTACGGCGGTTGGCTGCAAAATTGCACCGGCCGTAGACTCCGCCATCGCGACGCCGATAAACTGACCGAAGACTGAGAACTGCCATGCTGCGCGAGATCCGAGTGTATGGGCAGCTAGCCAAGTTCCTCGGACGGCGCAAGTTCATGGCGGCCGTTGATAGTGCAGCAGAGGCGATCCGATTCCTGCTGGCCAACTATCCGCAGGTCGAGCGGCACATGTGCCAAGAGGCGCGCCACTACCGCGTGATGGTCGGTGATCATGCCGTGGGAATGGAGGAGCTGCATGGTCCGGCTGGCAGCAATGCGATCAAGATCGTGCCCGTGATCGGCGGCGCAGGTGGCGGCGTTGGGCAGATCCTTGCTGGTGTTGCCTTGGTCGCTGCTGCGATCTTCATTCCCGGCCTTGGTCTTGGCCTTGCTGGCGCCACCGTCACCAAGATCGGTCTGCTCGGCGGCGCACTGATCCTCGGCGGCATCTCGCAAGCGCTGACACCAACGCCAACGCTGGCAGCATCCAGCACCTACAGCGGACCACAGGGCACCACCAACACCGAGATGGATCCGCAGAAGTCATACAGCTTCAGCGGGATTCAGAACACCAGTCGGGCAGGTGTGCCGCTGCCCCTAGCGTTCGGTGAGGTCATCTGCGGCTCCGTGGTGATCTCGGCCGGCATTGACACCGTACAAATAGAAGCATGAGCGAACTGATCCGTGGCGCAGGTGGTGGCGGTGGAGGCGGCGGTGGCACAACCGTTGTCCAGCAGACCGTTGTCGCGCCAACTCGGACGCCAGTTCGCGATCCAGACACGCTGGCCTCGAAGCAATATGCGACGTTCGTCGATCTGCTGAGTGAAGGCGAGATCGAAGGCTTCCCGTCGGCCGCGGCCTACACGCGGGGCACTGATGACTACAACCGGGCACTCCTTAAGGATGTATTCCTGAACGGCACGCAGATCCTGCGCCAAGGCGCTGATGCGACTAACCCGCAATCTGCCGACTACAACTTCCAGAACGTCACCCTGCAGGCTCGCTACGGCACGCAGGCGCAGACCTACATTCCCGGCTTCTCCGATATTGAGCGAGAAACCAGCGTGCAGGTGAAGGTCGAGCAGGCCACGCCAATCACGCGCACGATCACCGACACCACCGTCGATGCTGTGCGAGTCACCATCACGGTGCCGCGCCTTGAGCAATACACCGACGAGGGTGATGTGCGTGGCACCAGCGTCAACCTGCAGATCCGAGTGCAATACAACGGCGGCGGTTACACCACCGTCATTGATGACACGATCGCAGGCCGCACCGCTGATCAATATCAGAAGGACTACAAGATCAGCTTCACCGGCTCCTTCCCGGTTGATGTGCGCGTGGTGCGCATCACGGCCGACAGCCTCGACACCAACCTGCTCAACGACTTCTACTGGTCGAGCTATACCGAGATCACTGAACAGAAACTGAAATATCCCAACAGCGCCCTGGTCGCGATGCGCTTGGATGCTGAGCAGTTCAGCAGCATCCCCAGCCGCACCTATCGCGTCCGCGGGATGAAGGTGCAGATCCCGAGCAATGGGACTGTAAATCAGACCACTGGCGCCATCAGCTATGCCGGCGTATGGGATGGCACCTTCGGCGCTGCGGTCTGGACCTCAGATCCAGCTTGGATCCTCTACGCACTGCTCACGAATACCCGCTGGGGACTAGGCGATCACATCACCGCCAGCCAGCTCGACAAGTTCGCCTTCTATTCCGCCAGTCAATACGCATCGGCCAGTGTCGACGATGGTTTCGGAGGCACCGAGCCGCGCTTCTCCTGCAATGCCCTGATCCAGAACCAAGAGGAGGCTTACAAGCTGATCAACGATCTGTGTTCCGTGATGCGGGTGATGCCGTACTGGAGCACTGGCAGCCTGACCATCAGCCAAGACAAGCCGACCGATGCCAGCTACCTATTCACGCTGGCCAATGTCAGTGCTGATGGCTTCACCTACACCGGCTCGGATCTAAAGACCAGGCACACGGTCGCGATCATCAGCTACCTCGATCTCGAGACGCAGGACATTGCCTACGAGGTGGTGGAGGACAAGGAAGCCATCGCGAAGTATGGCGTGATCACCACCAACATCAAAGCCTTCGCCTGCACCAGCCGCGGCCAAGCTGCGCGCCTCGGTGAGTGGCTGCTCTATACCGAGCAGTACGAAACCGAGGTGGTCTCCTTCAAGACCTCCGTGGACGCTGGCGTTCTTGTCAGACCAGGACAGGTAATCGAGATCGCCGATCCGGTGAAGGCTGGCGTGCGCCGTGGAGGCCGGATAGCAGCAGCAACCACCACGGTGATCACAGTCGACGACACCGCCGAGACCGATCTGGTGACCACCGGCAGCGCGACCCTATCGGTGATCTTGCCTGATGGCACCGTCGAGACCAAGGCGATCAGCAGCATCGCTGGCGCGAACATCACCGTCGCCTCGGCGTTCAGCACTGCACCGAACGCAAACAGCATCTGGGTATTGAGCAACAGCAACGTCGAGACCAGCACTTGGCGCGTGTTGACGATCAGCGAGATCGATCGCGTTCAGTACGAAGTCACAGCGATCGCGTACAACGCCAGCAAATACAACTATGTCGAACGTGGCTTCAAGCTGCAGACGCGCGACATCACGCAGCTCAACGAACCACGGCCGGCGCCGATCAACCTATCGGCCAGCGAGACGATCTACGAAAGCAATGGCCAGGTGCGCGTGAAGCTCATCGTGAGCTGGAGCGCAGTGGTCGGCGTGTCTGAGTATCAGGTGCAATGGCGCGCCGTGAATGGCAACTGGACGACGGTCAGCGTGCCGCGCACTGATTACGAGATCCTCGACACCACTGCGCAGACCTATGAGATCCGGGTCTATAGCCTCAACGGTGCGCGCACACCCAGCACCTCACCGGCATCACTGAGCTTTGCTGCAGTCGGCAAGACGGCAGTGCCGGGCAACGTGCAGAACCTCACCTTCGAGGCGATCAGCGCCAACTCCGGCCGCCTGCGGTGGAATCCGACCGTTGATCTCGACGTGAAGATCGGTGGTCGGGTTCACATCCGCCACAGCAACCTGACCGATGGCACTGCCACCTGGGCGAACAGCGTCGACCTGGTGGAGGCCAAGGCCGGTAGCGCTACCGAGGCGATCATCCCGCTGGTGGAAGGCGAGGTGCTGGTCAAATTCGAGGACGATGGCGGCCGCCAGTCAGCAACCGAGACCAGCGTGATCGTGGATCTGCCCGACACCCTGGGCAACCTGCTGGTGCAGTCCCGCCGCGAAGATGCCGACACGCCACCCTTCCAAGGCAGCAAGACCGATGTGTTCTACAGCGAGGAGTATGACGCGCTGACGCTGGATGGCACCGGCGAGATCGATAGCATCACCGACTTCGATGCGATCACATCGTTCGACATCCTCGGCGATGTATCCAGCAGCGGCACCTATCAGTTCAACAGCACGCTGGATCTGGGTTCTGCCTACAGCCTCGACCTAAAGCGCTTCTTCGTCACGCGCGCCTACTTCCCATCTGATCTGATCGATAGCCGCACCGGAGAGGTGGATAGCTGGGACGACTGGGATGGCACCGCAGCGGCTGGCGTCAATGCCAAGCTGTACCTGCGCAGCACCAGCGATAACCCCAGCGGGTCGCCCACATGGTCAAGCTGGCAGGAGTTCGTGAACGGCACCTTCAAGGGGCGCGGCTTCCAGTTCAAGGCCGAGCTGACCAGCGAGGACATTGCGCAGAACATCCTGATCGATGAGCTGGGCTATGAGGCTACCTTCCAGCGGCGGCAGGAGCAGAGCGTTGGCAGCATCGCTAGCGGAGCTGGCGCCAAGGCGCTCACGTTCGACAAGCCGTTCTTCACTGGCACCGCTGCCCTGGGTGGCGTCAACAGCAGCCTGCCGAGCGTAGGTATAACTGCTCAGAACCTAGCCACCGGCGACTACTTCGTGGTGACTGGCGTCAGTGGCACCGGCTTCACGGTCACATTCAGGAACAGTGCTGGCACCGCCGTCGACCGGAACTTCGCATGGTCCGCTGTCGGATATGGCAAGGCGGCCTAAATCCTGCAAGAATCTAGGCATTGTCAGTAGCAGGACCACCTCGTGAGCCAAAGTGATTATGTCGTCAGCAATGGCACCGGAGCGGCTGTAAGAAGCGACATTAACGGTCAGCTCGCAGCAATCGTCACCCAGAACAGCGGTGCGACCGAGCCGACTACCACCTATGCGTACATGCGCTGGGCGGATACGACCGCTGGCGTGATGAAGATGCGCAATGGTGCAAACAGCGCATGGATCACTCTCTACCAGCTCGATGGTGAATGGTCGACCATCGCCTTCGAGAATGGCACGGCTGCTGCCCCGTCGATCTACTTCAAGGACAGCGGTACTGATACAGGCTTCTATTCGCCTGGCGCCAATCAGGTCGGAATTTCAACGGGCGGCACTGCCGCGCTGGTGATCGACTCCTCGCAGCGGGTAGGTCTGGGGACTTCTACGCCTAGCGAGTTGTTTCACGTTTCTGGTACATCAAACCCGTCTATTCAATTAACTGCCACCAACGACACAACTCCTGCAATCAGTGTTGCTACTGACGGAACCAACAGGCTGCAAATTACTTCTAGCAGCGTTGTCGGCGGCAACATTAACGTACGTTCCAATCAGGACCTGCGCTTTGGTACTAACAACACCGAGCGAGTTCGCATCACTTCGGGAGGACTTGTAGGGATTGGCACTACTTCGCCTGGCTACAAGTTAGACGTAAATGCGGAATCAAACTTAAACGGAATCCGCATCGGCCTTAATGGCGACACCATCAATTCCACAACAGGCGGAGCTTCTGCGCTCCTCACTTTTCAAACTAACAGCACCGAACGCGCCCGCATCGACAGCTCGGGACGCCTGTTAATTGGCACGTCTTCTGCCATTGGCGCAACTCCACTTCAAATCAGACCTTCATCTAGCTATTACGGCATCCGAGTAGATGGTGCTGCTGAGGCCGGAGAGTTTTATCGTTATACAGCCGACCAGTACAGCACCGGCCTTATTTTCCATAAATCCAGAAACGCAACAATCGGCAGCAACACGATTGTTCAAAACAACGATTCGCTCGGTGCTTTGTATTATTACGGGGCAAATGGAACAGGTTACGATTTAGCCGCAAAAATTGAAGCCTTAGTTGACGGAACCCCTGGTGCGTCTAACGACATGCCGGGCAGGTTAGTGTTCTCCACTACCGCCGATGGAGCGAGCAGCCCGACGGAGCGGATGAGGATTTTGGCCGATGGCAATACACGTTTTGCTAACTGTACCGATGTGTACCCGAATACAGATAATGCAGTAAGGCTCGGTGCTAGCGGCGTTAGATGGTCTGCCGTCTGGGCGGCAAATGGAACGATTCAGACTTCTGATGAACGCGCTAAAAAAGACATTGCTGACGCTCAGCTTGGCTCTGAGTTTATTAAATCTCTGCGGCCTGTTTCCTATAAATGGATTGAAGGCGGTAAGCGCGATACAGGAGAACGGGACGAAAAGGGTAACTACACCTACGAATCCGTCCCTGGTACACGCACCCACTGGGGCTTTATTGCGCAAGAAGTAAAAGAATCAGTTGATGCTGCTGGCGTTGACTTTGGCGGCTGGGTTCTGACCGACAAAGATGACCCTGATAGCCAGCAGGCTCTGCGCTACGACCAATTCATCGCTCCATTGACCAAGGCGCTGCAAGAGGCGCTCGCCAAGATTGAAACTCTTGAGGCCAAAGTTGCAGCTCTTGAGGCGTCGTAGTCCTACTCACATCTCACCCTGGCGAGATGACGCGCTCCTTTTCGGAACTCACCAAGGACTTCGGTCCTGAACGTAGGGAGCGCATTGAACAACGCAAGGCGGAGATCCGGCAGTGCCTTGACTTGCCACCCCACCTAAACTTCACTCACGGTCCTATTCACCATGCCCACCGCAACGCCCAGCACCACCTTCACCTGGCGGATCGCGAACCTCGAAAGAGAAACCGCCGATGGATTCGTTCTGACGGCGCACTGGACGCTCTCGGCTGAGGATGGCACTTACGCCAGCTCGGCCTATGGGTCTATCGGCTTCGAGCGCCCCGACAAGCTGATCCCCTATGCGGATCTCACCGAGGAGATGGTGATCGGCTGGGTGAAGGACAACTTCGGCGCTGAGAAGGTAACCGAGATCGAGGGCGCCCTGCAGCATCAGCTCGATGAACAGCGGCATCCGACGCAGGCCGCCGGCGTGCCATGGCAGTGAAGTCGAAGACCGGCACCGCTCGCATCGAGCATCAGCCGGGACCGCCGAAGACCACGCGCCAAGGGTATGGACAGCAGTCCCGCCCACGGCGCCGCGGGCGTAAGCCACTGAGGGGGCAAGGCCGCTAATGGATCGCGACACTCTCGAGAATTGGCGCAAGATTCGCGATCACCTCGAGCGTGTCGGGAAGACGGATAACCACTACTACCGCCGTGCGGTGATCATCCTGCAGGGGAGGCCGGACCCATTCGATCGCTACGATGGATGGGATGGAAGCCGTAGCAATGGCTGAAGAACCACAGAGCGTAGGTGGCGTCTTCTCCGCCTCGCTGCCTACCGTCTTGGCTACTGGCATGGTCGCGATCGGTGGCCTGCTGATCTCGATGCAGATCCAGTCGGCACGGATCGAAGCCACGGTGGTGCAGATGGCCAAATCGATCGAAGAACTAAAGATCGACGCACGCACCGAGCTGGCTGATTTAGATAAGCGCGTGCGCGCACTGGAGCTTCAGCAGTAACTTGGGGATTCAGGCACTACTGCTATGTCCCCTGAAACTCTTGCGATCATCGCGATCATCGTGGCCGCTGGCTCCGAGATCATCGCCGTCTCCCCGCTGAAGTCCAATAGCTGGCTCCAGCTCCTCCTTCAAGCATTGCGCCTGATGTTCCCTAAGCACCGCTGATCATGGCCAACTCGGCGCCGATCACACTGCAGGCTCTGTTTCGGTACTACAAGGGACTCCCCCATCAGGCCGCGGCGATCAGCCTGCTCGAGCAGGATCTCGCCGCCAATGGGTACAAGCAGGCGATGCGGCGTGATCGGCCGTGGTTCGAGGCTTGGTCGCAGGACGGCAAGCAGATCGACCTATCGGCTGCGATCAACCTGATCAAGCAGTTCGAGGGTGTGCATCTCTCCGCCTACCCCGATCCGCTCAGCGGTGGCGATCCATGGACGATCGGCTATGGCACCACCCGCTATAGCGGTGGCGTGCCGGTCAAGCGCGGCGACAAGATCAACGTGATCGAGGCCGACATGATGCTCCGCCTTGAGGTGGATCGCATCGCCGACAAGTTGGCCAGCACCATCCCGCACTGGAAGGTGATGGACGACAATCAGCGATCTGCGCTGGTGAGCTTCGCCTACAACCTCGGCGCTGGCTTTTTCGATTCGCCCGGATTCGAGACGATCACCAAGGTGTTGCGTGAGCAGGCATGGGACAAGGTGCCTGCCGCTATGGAGCTGTATCGCAACCCTGGCACCAACGTGGAGGCTGGCCTGCTGCGGCGCCGCAGAGCAGAGGGGGAGTTGTGGGGCGATCATTGGCCGAAGGTGCAGCAGGAACCCGCCAGGCTGACGCCAGACTCATCGTTCAGCGCGCGGATCACACCGCACATTCGGCTGGGCGAGTTCGCGCTCGATCAGGAGGCGCGGCGCTTTGTCCATCAATATCAAGTGAACACTGCAGCAGAGTTGGCGGCGTTCCTCGAGCGGGTGCGGCAACGGTTTGGCGGCAAGAGCATCATCATCACCAGCGGCTTCAGGCCGGCAGCGATCAACGCGTCGGTGGGCGGTGCCACCAACAGTGAGCACCTCTACTCAGCGCCTGGCGTCGGTGCGGTCGACTTTGTGGTCGATGGCGCCGACATGAAAGCTGTCGAGAAGTGGTGCGATGAGAACTGGTCATTCAGCCTCGGCTACGCTGCACCGGCCTTCATCCATCTCGGCCGCCGCGCTGATGGCAAACGCCGGCGCTGGGACTACACCTGATGCTCCTACCTGATCATGAGATCTGCCGCCTGTGCAAGCAGGAGGCGATGGTCACTCCATATGTCGAGGATCACCTGAACCCAGCCAGCCTGGACGTGACGCTGGGCGATCGGATCATGATCGAGGTGGCAGGCCACCCTGAGCTGCAGATCGTCGGCATCACCGGCCACACGCAGCAGGATCCGTTCTGGATTCAGCCGGGTGAGTGGTTCCTAGCGGAGACCAGGGAGATCTTCAACCTGCCCGATCACGTCGGTGCGCAGTTCGTTCTCAAGTCGAGTCGCGCACGCGAAGGCTGGGATCATGCTGAGGCTGGTTGGTGTGATCCAGGTTGGTATGGCAGCAGGCTGACCATGGAGCTAAAGAATGGCCGCCGGATGCATCCACTGCCGATCTGGCCTGGCCTACGGATCGGGCAGATGAAGTTCCTGCTGGTGAGCGGTCGCCCAGACCGGAGCTATGCCGCCACAGGCCGCTACAACGCCGATCTCGGCGTCACGGGCAGCAAGGGCTAGCGCGCCATCGGATGCTGCAGCGGCGCCATCCGTAGCCGGTGGATGTTGCCGGGTGCTTCAGCCGGATCATCCAGCGGGATCATCGTGTAATCGTCGCAGCCGTGCTGCTCCGCGAAGGTGGTGGCAGCGATGTGGGTGGTGAACGGTCCGATATGCCACGGACCGATGCGGAGGATGTAAGTCATGAATGGGATTCAAGTTCAGCAGCGATTTGCAGGATGCGCTGGCGAATAGCGTGATGAGCAGCAAACACGCCTGCATCTGCGTCGGTGTCGCCTAGCGGCGATTCCATGTGCAGCTCGGCAGCTATGGCGCGCAGGATCGCGGCAGTTGATGGTTCGGTCATGGTGGCGAGAGTAGGGCCGCCGAAGCGGCCCGGTGAAGATCAGGCAACCTTGTGATAGCCCTTAGCGGTGAGCTGCTGATAACGCTGACGAATGCGGCCAGTCCAATCAAAGCCACCACCTTGAGGCTCCCACTGGCCATCCTCGACAGCAAAGCGGGTCATCATCATCTGGTGGCCGCCGGCCTCGCAGAAGCGGACCAGCTCGGTGCCATCGACGGAGATCAGGAAGTGGTTGGCGCGATCGGTGAGGGTGGGGAGGATCATCGGTCCGGTGCGTTGATGTGTGAACTATACCCCGCCGGCAGGGCACAGTGCCCCGGATGCAGGGCACGTTAACAAACTGTCACATCTGCCGATCCCGTCTCACCCGCTACCGTTTAACCAGCCGGGGCTGCCGCCCATGCGGGCGTACATCGTGGAGATCACCGCCAAGGTGCTGGTGCGCTCCGAAACCGATCCCGAGGAGCTGCCGGCCGACATTTACTCCCAGATCGCAGAGTTCATCCATAACGACGACGATCTCCTCGACCTGGAGATCAATGCCGTTCCCCTGCCGGGCGATCTCAGTGGATCAGCACCACATTGACGAAACCCGTCTGGTCACACGCCGCTCGGCTCGTGATCAGATCCATCTCCGCTGGGGGTATAGGTGCGCCTACTGCAACGATCCCCTCGGCCGTAGCCCCACTCTCGATCACGTCATCCCTAAGGTCCACGGTGGCCTAACCGTGCGCGAGAACCTGGTCAGTTGCTGCCTCATGTGCAATAGCCAGAAAGGCCACAAGCCATGGGTCGACTGGTATCGCGCCCAACCGTTCTGGTCGGCGCTCGGTGAATGGGCAATCGTGCAGTGGATCACCGCCGGCTCAGCGGATCGCGGTGAGCCAGATGGTGGCGAGCAACATGCCGCCTAGCCAAGTCATCCCGAACACGACCACCGGCGGAACCTTCATGGCCGGAGCATCTGATTGAGGTAGATCTCCGCCTGGAAGAAGTCCGAGCTATACCGGCACACGCCGCCGACGCAGCTCCGGTAGTACACCTCGCCCTTCTCCGCTGGCAGCAGCGTCTCGATATAACCGCCGTCGCGATCATCTCGGCTGATCACTTCAGGTCCGAACATTGCCGTGCCTCCTCTCGGTGAATCCATGTTTTAAGGTCCGCCACATAATTCCGCAGCACCTGCGCCTGCTCGAGATGCCATCCATCGCCCGATGCAAACCACAGGCGGTTATGCCGGTCGATTGCTTGCAGTGATTGATGGATGAGCACATTCCACGGCTCACGGATTGGCGTGTTGAACTCACGCTTAGACACGGCGACCTGGCGGCCTCTATCAGTCTGCCGCCGGTAATGCCCGCAGGAAGAAGTCACAGCTTGCCGCGTAGCGCCCGCCACTTCGCTTGCTCTCAGGCAGCAGCAGATCGCAGCGCTGCGTGCTCATCTCCCATTGGATGCAGTCCCAGCACATCACGCTGGCGGTCTCCGGCCTGATGCTGGCCACCGCCGCTTGGAAGACAGCCTCAGCACGCAGCAGCGCATCCGGCAGGTGGACGGTGCCGGTATCCACCTCGACCTGATGCTCAGCCTTAGGACCAAGCATCACGCGCGCGTGCCAGCTCCGATCAGTGCGGTCGCACACCAGCAATAATCGGCCGGCGTGCAACCTGATCATTCATCCTCTCCGTAGCTCGGCTGGTGATACAGCCGCTCGAGCTGCATCGACAGCGGCTCATCAGCCTGCGTAATGTCAATGGGATCAGTCTGATCCCGGACGATGAAGACCATCCGGGAGCTATGTCGTTTGATCACCAGCAGGCCGATGCGCTCGCTGCGGCAGAGGATCTGCAGCGCTTGCCGCTCTAGCCAGTTCAGGCGGAGATGTTCGAGCATGACTCCATCTTGGCAATGAGTCGATTCAGATACCACTCCGCCTTGTGGGCATCCTCGAGCGCGTTGCCCTTGAGCCACATGCGGATCATGTACTTGAGCGCCTGCCCCTGCAGGTATGCCAGGACCATGTGCGGCGCATCGGCGATAACCGACTCGATGAAGTCGATGGCCTCGACGGTGCCGGCTTGGTAATGCGGGGGATGATTGACCAAATCAGCCACGGGATGGTGCTCCTCTCTTAGGTGTGCGTTCAAGGTCGGCCGCCATCTCAGCGGCTGCCCGCAGCATGGTGCTGAGCGGGATGCCACTGATCGAGCGGTCGGCCATCCAACGAATAGCGAGCCGGTAGCCGTGGCTGGCATTGCCGTTGCCGATCTGCCGCGCCATTGCTACTTCTTCGTCCGTCACCCGGATGTTCAGGGTGCGGTTGCGGATCCGAGCGGCTATCGCCATTTGTCCCCCAGGATCTGCTGGCGGCACACCTCGATGGCCTGCTGCGCCTGCTTCTCGGTCATCACCGATTCGGTGGCATCCATCGCCTTGACCACCTTGGCAAACAGCTCGGGGTAGCTGGTGTCACGGAAGTTAGCCGCAAGATCACGGGCGAACTCCTCCCACAGGCCGGTGTAGGTGCTGCGCAGTGGATGGCCGTATGGCAGTTGGTCGCGGTCGCTGCGTTGGTAGAGCGCCTCCATCATGTCGGCGCGGCGCTGGTCGAGTTGTTGCGGCTTCATTCGTTGAGGTACTGACGGAGGTTCAACAATTCAGCGCAGAGCTGTTCCCGGTTCTTAATGCCGGTGGTGCCCCGTAGCTGATCGATGCGAATGTCGATCAGCAAGCGGAGGCGATCACGCTCTGATGCTTGGCCAGCCTTGAAGGTGTTGCTGCCCTCGAGCAGGCTATAGAGGCGGGCGCGGGATGCGTCGTTCATCGGCCCTGAAGGGCGATCTGAATAGCAGCTTGGAAGTAGCCGGCCATTTTCATGCGGCGATACTCGCCACTGGCCTCCTCCGATTGCTTGTCTTCGATAAGGTCGTAGTTGTGCCTGGCTTCCTGCAATGCAGCCAGCGTCTCGATGTTCAGCAGGTCCAACTCGGATCGACTGAGATCATTCACCTTGTCGAGGTAGATAACTTTCGCAAGGATGAATGAACGATGGAAGGGAACGATGGATTGATCTGGGGTCATGATGCAAGTTCGATTTCAGCGGATGGCCAGCGATTCTGTGCGTACAGGATCGCGTGTTTTTGTGATTCGGCGCGCGTGATCCATGTCAGTGGTTGCGCGCCACGGGGATAAACGATCAGGCGATACTCGCGCGTACGAGCACCATGGCGTGGCCTGCTGATGCCTTCGCCGTAGACACCCTGATCCTCAGGATCGGTGCGCCACTGGAAGGCGATCGGAGAGTTAGATGTAGACATTGGGATCGGTGACAGATTCAGGATTGAGCCATTCGATCTGATTCCACCAAGGGAGCCATGTATCGGCGGCGATCAGTTTGGCCTCCGTCAGGCTGTGCGCCTGCACGCACTCGACGACGTTGGCTTCCTTGATCGTGAAGTAGAAGCGGCGTGGGGTCACTTGCGCACCTCGATGTAGGACTGCGTGCCGGAGTGCGTGGCGCCTGCTTGATTGCCGGCCTCGATGCCGATCATCGCGAAGACGGCGGCGACGACAAGGAGGCAGATGGCATTGTTGATGCGGTTGATCATTGGATTGAAGTAATAGGTGGATGGGAGCCAAGGATGGCTCAGGCAGGCAAATGCTGCTGCAGTTGATGGATCCACATCTTGCGCTCATCGAACGCACGGATGCTTTGCAGATACCACTCGCGGTCGTTCTCGACCTTGGCCTGCCTGACTTGAGCAGCGAACTCGACAGCCTCGGTTTCGTACCGAGCGATCAGAGCGGTGAGCTGATCCAGCATCTGAAGCGCAGCCTCTGGGCTGCCGAGTGGAGGACCGATCGCCTCCGGTCCCCTAATGATGCCCCATCGGCGGGGCACATGCCAACCCCGTGTGACAGTTCTTCACACGGCCTCGGTGCCGACCGCGATCTCCACCGGCACACGCAGCACCGGCTTGCTCTGTCCCTTCGCATCGATCCGCCCCCAGCCGACCACCGCCGGGCTAACGGGCAGCTCGACCGTGAACCACACGAAACTGCAGTCGGCGCACTGCCGCTTCCGCACGGTCACGCCCGGCTCCTTGTTGTTCGTGGCTACTGCTCTGACCATCGAGCTGGAGCAGCGCTGGCATTGCATCGGTATCATGCAGGTGTGCCCCACTGGTCTAGCACAATGCGCTTCGGTGAGTGGATGCTGGTGGAGCTTTCGCCAGAACAGCAGTTCGAGATCGAAAAACAGGCCCGCACCCTGCTCTCAAGTCCGGATGCGGGCGTTATGGCGGCAGCACTCCTGAAGCAGGCTTGCTACCAGCAGCAGCTTCTGCAGCAGGCGGTCAATGAGATCGCCCGCCTCGAGCTAGAGCTGATGTAGCTCAGAACATGTCGTCGCTCACGTCGACGACCACTCCATCAGTGGCCGCAGCCAGCTTCTGCGCAGCATCACCGGGATCCACCCAGTCCCGCGGCGGTTGCGCCACGGCACTCACATAGGCCAGTCCCTTCTGGCTGGTCTTCTTCCAGCCGCTGATCGGCACCTGGACGCTGCCGTACTGGTCGGGCGTCTGGCTCATCACAAAGCGGCAAAGCGCATCCAGCTCCTCCACTTTGATGTTCATCATCCCGCTGAAGTCCACCTTGCTCTCAGGCTTGGTCGACTTGAAGATGCTCAGGTTCAGCTTGAAACTCATGGTTGCTCGTTGGTAGTGGTGTTGGCCTGTTCGTATTGCTCCACCCCGGCCAACGGGTAGAGCACGAAGCCTGGTGTGCGGAAATACGCCGGACCCTTGCCTGCCTTGCGCCAGCGCATAAGCGTGTCAGGGTGCAACCCCCATCGCTGCGCAAGCTGGGCGGCGGTTAGGTACTCAGAACAGTTCATCGCTCTCAGGTTCGGGTGCAGGTGCAGGTGCAGGTGTCGGCTCGGGGATGGCGGCGTTCAGATCAGCGACCTGATCGCTCACGGTCACCGGCTCAATGTCGACCACCTCCTCTTGGCTCTGCATCCCCAGCAGCAGATCACTGGCATACAGCCTCCCCCAGAACGCTGCTGCCCGATAGCGGATCATCAGCTCGGGCATCGTCTGCCACTTACTGCCCGCTTTGGTTGCCCATTGCTCCTTTTTCGCCATCGCCATCGTGATGGTCGGTCCCTTCAACTCCTGCCCGCTGGCAAGATCCTTGGCGACCGCATAGCAGGCCAGGCTGTCTCCGCTGCCGCTCAGCTCAAACCGTAACGGACTGAACCGACCGCAGCCGTTGACCATCGCAATGATGAAGCTGCTGCTCCACGATGGACGGCCATGAATCACATGCAGGTGCTGCATAGCCAAGAAGGGCGAGATGCCCATCCGGTTGGCGATCTCAAGCGCGACCAAGCAGTTGGCGAACCCTTGCTGGCCTTGAAACTGCGGCGGGATCAGCGTGCTGCTGGCAAGCGCCTTCGCAATACGCTGGGCATCCTCGAAGGCTTGGATGCCGCTGAATACCGAGCCGGAGCTGGTGGTGGTGAGTGCTGTGGATTCCATCAATACATCTCGATCTCGGTGGTCTGTGTGGTGGCCTCGCCAGTCATCCATGCCGGCAGGCTGATCGGTTCAATCCGATCGCTGTAGGCAGGCCAACGGCCATTGGATTTGCACTCGGCCAGTGTCTGCAGATCGCGCATGGCGGTTTCGTAGCCGCGCTCGATCATCTGCTCATCAGCGGCATAGACGCCAACAGCGAACGGTGGCTTCTTCTCCACTGCGATGAAGATGAATCCGCTTGGCCGCTTGCCGTAGGCAGCCTCGATGCCCGCCATATACCAGCCGGCTTGGACGTGATAGCGCCATTTAGCGATGCTGCGGCGGAACTCCCGCGGACTGGCGTCTTCCGTGGTCTTGAGATCCACCACAATGCCGCCATCCTCGGTGATCCAGTCCGGCCGGCACTTGCACTGCAAGCCGGTGGTCGGTTCCGTCCACATGTGCGTGGTCTCGGCCTCGCCCGCCATGCCCAACAGCAATGCAGCTGCCGGATGGCCAAGCACTGCTCTGCCCATGTGCATCACCAGATCGGCATCCTCTCGGCTCAGCACGGTGCGGCCGTTGGCTTCAGCTTCAAACGCTGCCCATGCTTCCTTGCCAGCCTTGGTGCGGCGATCAAGGCCATCAGGTGCCACGGTGTATTCGGCATCCCATTTGTGCAGTTCAAGCACATGGGTGTGAACAGCGCTGCCGATGCGCATTGCTGGCGTCGGTTCGGGGATGACGCGCTTCGGGTCGATGTAGCGCGCCCAGTAATGCAAGGGCGATCGCGCAATGAGATCCAGATGCGACTTTGAGATCGCAGGGTGCGCGTGATAGTCGGCGTTCTCCATAGGCTGTGGCGACTTGCGCGATCCTATAGCCTGATGCCGTCAAGTGCAACCTCATGCAGCTCCGCAGCTACCAGCAGCGCGCCATCGACGATCTCCGCAATGCATATCGCTTCGGCTACCGGGCGCCGCTGCTATGCCTACCGACCGGCGGCGGGAAGACCTGTGTGTTCGCCGCTATCGCAAAGCAAGCTGCCGATCGAGGTAGACGTGTTCTGATCCTGGTTCATCGTCGGGAGCTGATCAAGCAAGCCTCAAGCAAACTCGAGTGGATCGGTGTCCATCACGGCCTGATCGCTGCAGGCATCGAGCCATCGCCTGCCGCCGTGCAGGTGGCCTCAGTCCAGACGATCGCGCGCCGCCTATCCCACATCGACTGGCAGCCGGACCTGATCATCATCGACGAAGCGCATCACGCCACCGCAGGCCAGTGGGAGCGCACCCTGCAGCATTGGCCGACCGCGTATCGCCTCGGTGTCACTGCCACACCATGCCGACTCGATGGCTGCGGCCTGCGCAGTGCGTTCGATCACCTGGTGCTCGGTCCCTCGGTCGCTGAGCTGATCGACGCTGGCTTCCTCAGCCATTCCCGCATGTACGCGCCCCCAGTGGTGGCCGATCTATCCGGTATCCGCACTCGAGCTGGCGATTACGCCAACGATCAGGCCGCGGCAGCCATGGATCGCCCCACCGTCACAGGTGACGCCATCGCGCACTACCAGCGGCTCTCTGCAGGGCAGCAGGCGATCGCGTTCTGCTGCAATGTCGCCCACGCTGAATCAGTCTGCGCGGCCTTCCAAACTGCAGGTATCGCCGCCCAACTACTCCTCGGAAACACCGCTGACCGCGATCAGGTCGTTGCAGACTTTGGTGCCGGCTTGGTGCAGATATTGGTCACCGTCGATGTGGTCTCAGAAGGCTTCGACGTGCCCGCTGCCAGCGTTGCCATCCTCCTGCGCCCCACCAAGTCCCTCGGCCTCTACCTCCAGCAGGTCGGTCGCGTGCTCCGCCCAGCGCCTGGCAAGCAGGCCGCGCTGATCCTCGATCACGTTGGCAATGTCTCCCGCCATGGCTTCCCGGATGATCATCGGGACTGGACGCTCGACGATGGCATCAAGCGCACCGCAAGCACACCAGCGCCCAGCGTCCGCACATGCCCCGAGTGCTACGCCGCCTTCAAGCCGCAACCGCAGTGCCCAGTCTGTGGCGCACAATGCGCACCAATCACTAACCGCAAGATCCGTCAGCTAGCAGGTGAACTGCAGGAGCTGAAGCGCGAAGCCGTCCAGCAGCGCATCGCTGAACGCCGCAAGCAGGGCACCGCTCGCACCCTGGAGCAGCTCCTCGCCCTGGCCAATGAGCGCGGCTACAGTCCCGGCTGGGCGTACCGGATCTATCACGCGCGTGCCAAACGCTGAGACCGATATTCAGCAGCGCATCCGCCTCGCAGTTGGTACACGATCCGATCTCCGCCTGTTCCGCAACAACACCGGCACGCTGCCCGATCCACGCACCGGCAGGCCGGTCCAGTTCGGCCTCGCGCGCGGCTCTGCAGATCTGATCGGCTGGCGCACCATCACCATCACACCCGAGATGGTCGGGCAGCGCGTCGCCATCTTCACCAGCATCGAGGTGAAGACCGAATCCGGTCGCCTCTCACCAGCTCAACGCAACTGGCTAGAAGCAGTCCGAGTCGCAGGTGGGATAACGGGAATCGCCCGTAATGTGTCAGATGCGCTCGCCATCGTCGACGGCAAGCCATAATCTCACCGCCAAGTAAAAGGCCGGCGGTGCTGGACACACCCCGGCCACGGCTCACAGCTCTCACCTGCAAGCATGACGACTTTACAAAAGCCTGTTGACTTCGATGCCGCACGTCTGTTCTTCAAGATCCTAAAAAAGTCCAAGGATGCGATTAGGCTCCGCGCTTTCTATCCCTCAGGTCATCCCTTCAAGGCAGGCGACTCCGGTCGCAAAGCCGCACCAACTCGCGCCATCGTCGAAGAATGGCAAGCTGAAGGCCGTGGCGTCTATGTCGTCATCAACGATGGCGGCGACACCGACTCCGAGATCACAGCCTGCCGCGCACTGTTCTGCGAATGGGATGATCGCCCGAAGGACTGGCAAGTCACGGCCTGGCAGGAGCTGAACCTCCCAGAACCCACCATGCAGGTGGACACCGGCGGCAAGTCGATCCACTCCTACTGGATCTTCGACACCGCCATCCCACCTGAGCAGTGGCGATCCCTTCAGAAGCGCCTCCTCGAGCACGCCGACGCTGATCGAACCCTCAAGAACCCATCCCGTGTGATGCGCCTGCCTGGTACGCATCACATCGGTCCTGATGGCACCGTTGGTGATCAGGTCTGCATCATCCATCAATCTGATGCTTACTACACCCCGCAGCAGCTTGATGCCTGCCTGCCTGATGAAACGACTCACACCAAACTGATTGAGGCGCGTCAGTTCACTGATTACAAGCCACACACCCTCATCGACATTCAAGACGCTCTCAACTGCATCCCCGCAGCAGTTCCGAAGCAAGGCCAATATCCCCTGTTCCGCAATCTCATGTGGGGTCTGATCGAGGCCGTCACCGAAGCCGGTGGATCAATCGATCAGGCCATCACCATGATGCGCCACCATAGTCCAGACTTCGTTGAAGTCGAGCAGGTCGCGCGCAGCTCCTACAACTCAGTTACTGCTGGCACCTTCTGGTACATCGCCCGTGATAACGGCTGGCGGCCAGCACGAATCGTGCCGAATGTTGTCGCTGATAATCCATCAACAGCCATCCAAACTTCAGGCCGCAGACTCACCAAAATGGAGGCCGATGAGCTTCTTGTGCAGCTCCGCCAAGCCAATAACCTTCGCTACAACATCTTCACTCAGCAGATCGAACGCAACGGCAAACTCCTCGAAGGCGCTGAGCATTACTACCTAGAGATCGCAGAAGCCGGCTGCAAGATCTCAAAGGAGATCGCCCTTGACTGTCTGGTCAAGATCGCCAAGGCCAATCCCTACGACCCTATTCAGGTCTACCTCGATCACGTCGCTGCTCACATCCAGCCCACTTACATCGATCGCCTCGCATCGACCTACCTGCGGCCTGCTGATGCCAGCAGCCCCGAACCCACCCTCTACGACCACATGCTCCGCTGCACCCTCATCGCAGCGGTCCGCAGAATCTACGAACCTGGCTCGAAGCACGACAACGCCACCGTGCTCATGGGTGAGCAGGGCGCCCGCAAGTCATCTTTCTGGGCAGCCATCGGCGGAGAGTTCTTCTCCGATGCCCTTCGGGACATCAGCTCCAAGGACGACATCATGGTCCTGCACCGCTCCTGGATCATGGAGTGGGCAGAGCTGGATCACATCACAAGCAAGAAGCACGCCGGTCAGGTGAAGGCATTCCTGAGCCAATCCACCGACATGTTCCGCGTGCCTTACGGCAAGGCCACAGAAGCCTTCCCCAGGCGCTGCATCATCGTTGGCTCCACCAACCGTGACAGCGGCTTCCTGGTTGATGAAACAGGCAACCGACGGTTCTGGGTGATCCCAGTCACCTGCACCCTGCAGAAGCCCATCGACGTATCCGCCCTCCTCAAGGAGCGGGATGCGATCTGGTCGGCAGCGGTAGCGGCCTACCGCAACGGTGAATCCAGCGTGCTCACCGCCGAGCAGGAGGCGCAGGTGGCGCAGGAGAACGAGGACTACCTGGTCGAGTCCCCATGGCGGGCACCGATCGAGGCGTGGCTGGTGGCGCCCCACAACCGATCGAAGAACATCACGACCGACGTGCTGCTGGCCGAGGCCATCGCCAAGCCGATCGAGCGGCAGACACGCTCGGATCAGATGCAGGTGGCCAGCATCCTGCGGGACCTGAAGTACGACAGGAGGCGCCAACGGATCGATGGCGTTCTCAAATGGGTCTATTTTCGAGACAACAGTGTCGCGTGAGTCTTGAAATGAGATTAACCAGTGTTCCTACCTCATCGGACTAGGTAGGAACATCGAGATCCCGCTTGTTCACACCGTTGTTCCTATGTTCCTACTGTTCCTACCTTTTTAATAGAGGTATATGAAATAGAGAGTGGGGGGGGTACAGGGACAAAAAGGAAACTCTCTAAGGAAGGTAGGCACGGTAGGAACTAGGAACAGCTCCAGTCTCATCCGGCTGCCGCCCCCAACCAGTACGCTGGTGGCTCCACTCCGCTCTCACCGGACGTGTCATCCCAACCCGACGGCGGCCTGCCCGATCAGGTCCTGCCGCGCCTCGAGCCGCACTTCCACATCCACCGTGAGGTGACTGGCTTGCATCCCGCAGGCAAGCGCCTGCGCATCGATGCCATCGCCGTGCCCCGTGACCCCAGCCAATGGGCTAGGCCGGACATTGCCCTCGGCATTGAGTTCAAGCGCTCAGCAGCCTCGGCGCGCGGTGATAGCAGCCGTGTGATCCGGCAATGCCTCGACTACACCCTCGTGGACTGGAAAGGCTTCGGCTCCGGCCTGCCGATCTTCTACTGCCCAGGCTTCGAGCAGATCGAGGCTTACCGGCTTTATCGGGAATGGACGCCATCCCAACGGGTGGATGATGACTGGATCGGCCACACCTACAAGCCGAATGATCCCCTCACCTATCAGCAGGTCTTCAATGCCGGCATGGGCTACGCCATTAGCGGCATCCTTGGCCAGCACAACGTTGGCGAGCTGATCAACCATGACCGTGATGGCTGGTCGTTCATTAAGCACGGCGGTGGCTTCCACGTTCAGTGGTGTGAGCGGCGTGGAGTTTGCGAGGCCAAGATCAATCAGCTCAAGCGCAAGATCGGCTCTGGCTAACGTCGATGCATGACCACCATCCGCCTGGATATCAAGTCGGAGCTGCCCACCGCTATCCGGTGGACCGACACCATGACCAAGCAGCTGCCGTTCGCCATCAGCCAAGCGCTCAACCGCACGGCGTTCGACATGCGGGAGGCGATGAACGGCGCCACTCGCCAATACTTCAAGAACCCCGTCGCCTTCACCCAGCGCGCCTTCTTGGTCAACAGGTCGACCAAGCGCAACCTCGAAGCCGAGGTGTACGCCGAGCGCCGCCGTGCCCGATACCTGCGCACGCTGATCAGCGGTGGTGATCGTGGGCAGAAGCCGGTGGAGCTGCGATACCTCGCCAAGGCTGAGGCGACCATGCCGAAGGGTTCGGTGCTGGTGCCCGCAGCCATCAACCTCACGGCCGCTGGGAACGTCTCCTTGGCCACTCTGAGGCGCATCGAGGGGCGGATAGCCAGCAAGGGGAAGAACAGCGTCTTCCTGGGGCGTCCAGACGGCGCTGGGAGGCCGCCTGGTGTGTACCAGCGGACCGCCAAGGGGAAACTCCGCCCGCTGTTCATCGCCGTGCCCCGTGCGCGCTACGGCAAGATCTTCCCCATGGCCGAGATCGGGCAGAAGGTGATCGACCGTCGCTTCGGCGATTACCTGCGCAGCAGCCTGGAGAAGGCGGTGGCCTCGGCAAGGTGATTCCCCCTCCCCCATCGTGCGGGTCCTTGCGGGGGGGTTTATCACGGGTCGTCCAAACG